TAAAATTTAATATGTCTTGTTAGCAAAAACCCCCGAAAGGGGGTTTTTGTTTTATAGTACGTTTATTTCTACTGGAATAATTACATTTCCATTTAATTCCATGTATATTTTTTTGGGACTTGTTGTTGATTTTGAATAAACCAAATATGATTGATCAAACCCAGGTGTTCCTATCAAATAAAATTGATCTGTCATTGGAACAGTTTTTTCTTCATCCAAATACAAGTTTACAGAAAAACCTTTTAATGTAGGGTGGCTCAAATCAATTTTAAATCCGTAATCCACATTAAAGTCTAAACTAGAGGTTGCTGCGAGAGTCGCACTACCTTCAGCATTTGCAAGAAGAGTATAAACATAATTTACTTCAAGATCCCCAGAATCATTGAATGTTGGAACCGGGCTTTCATTTATTATGAAGAATACAGATCCATCAAACAAAATTGATTTATCTGCTGACGCTGCATTTGTTGCATTATCTGATAGCCTTGCACAATACAAACATGGTATCCAATATGAATTGTAAGTTGAATTTTCATACTGTGATCTCAAAAATGCCTGCAATTGATTTTGATTTTCAAAACAACCCACTTGATTTCCATCAGCATCAAGAACAACATAGCAACCCAAAGCTTTTCTTGATTTTGATAAAATTTCTGGATTTGCGTTTCCTCTCAGATATTGTGTTACAGTTATATTGTTTGTAACTAAATTTTCATCAGTTAGAACAACATCTGTATACAAAAGTTCTCTATTATCTTTAAGAGATACGACAGAATTTATTTTAAGCTTACCTGTATTTAATGTGGAACCACTCAATCCAACATATTCTTCTTTACCAAATTCTGAACCCAAGAATCCAGCGTTTATGAAAGACTTTGCTGGGTTATTTGTAATGCTATTCAAAATATAATTTGAAGCTGTCGCACCACCAGTGTAACCCGTAGTATATTGTGGTGGATCTATGAAATTATTTTGATTATAAAATTTGTAATTTGTGGTATATGTGAATCCAGAAATTATTCCGCCTATTACAAGTTTATTTGAATTTGTTAAACTTTGTAATGAAAACACGCCAGAAACGTCAACTGTGTAGTCCTGCTCGGAATCGTAGTAATTTCCATCGGTAAGAGCAAATGTTGTTCCCGCTGGTGTAGATTCAAACATCTTTATAAGATATGTTAAATCGCTAGTAGAATATGTTGATGAATAATCAATGAAGCAACTGGAACCTATTATAGAAATATTTGGCTTTGAGTTTATATATCCTTGACTAAAAATAGGATCATAGGTAGCTCCTTCAAGAACTAGCCCATAATTTTGTAGTGTCCTAGTAGCGTTAAGAACATATAAAAGTGGCATATTATGAAGCCATATATGTTATGGTTTGAGTTCCTGTATTGGATATAGCGTAAACTGTATTTGTGTTTTGAATATCTAGGAATACATTTTCACCCGGATCTAGTGCATAACCAAAAGAAGAACCAATTAGAGCAGATGTATTTCCAAGATAGATAAAATCTGTATTAGTTGAAAGTGCTCTAATATTAATTCCCGCATAACAAGTGTGACCCGATGTATCCATTTGGCCCGCAGATCCACTTGATGCTGTTAGCTTTCCTGTCTTGAATGCTGTTGCTCTACCAACTCCAAGTGCTTGGAGATCGGTTCTCATGCCAACAACTTGTCCATAGATATTTGTCATACCAGACAAAATTGCAGTGTCATTAATATTTGCGGTGTTGCCTACAGTTACGTTTACTGCTGTTGCGCCAGAAATACCAGCGACAAGAACTGTAGATGGAATTGTTGCCGTGAATGTTGCTCCAGTAATATTAACTTTTATTGCATCGCCAACGGTTCCAATATCCCAACCAGTTGCACCGACAAGTTTTACCGGGATCGAAGTTGCACCACTCGGACCATATACAGAGATGGAATCTGCAGTTGTATATAGGCGACCACCGGTAACTTCTACTTGGCTACCAGTAAATGTTTTTACATAAACCGGTGAACCAGTAATGCCGGTTGCAATGACAGTTCCACTGACTGGTTGTGGGAAACCACCTGCCGTTCCTTGAACTGTAACCAGAGTCGATACAGTCGCTGTCAGACCGCTTGAAAAGCTGACAGGAAGAGGAGAAGAACTGGAAACAATGTTTGCTGTTCCGCAAATTCCATATGCTAGTTTAAAAAGTTGAAAGTGGGCTGTTGTGCCAGCAAATTGCACTACATCGGTTGCAACTGCAGCAGTTAAGCCAGATGTTTCAATTACAATGTTGTCATCATTATCTGAGGCCATTTAGGTTTCCTATAAATAGTTCTAGAATATTTAGAACGTTTAAATATTGATTTATTTTGATAATGGAGTATAGTTATAATGTATATGGATGATACCGCCAAAGAAAAATTTTCAAACAAAGTTCTTGAAAGAGTTAAAACAACAAAATTATCCTTTATGGATTGTATCTTGGAATTGAGTGAAGAAATGAATATAGATGCATCCACGGCAGGAAAATTGTTAACTAAACCTTTAATTGAAAAAATTGAGCAAGAAGCAGAAAAATTGCATTTCTTAAAAAAGAAGAAAAGTGCAAAATTGCCTCTTGACTAATCAACTAACTATACTATACTAACCAAAGAAAGGCCGAGGTAGATCCTCGGGTTCACTATTATGGCAAATTTTTCAGACTTTAAAAAGAAGAGTAAAAACTCAGTCGCATCTCTAACAGAGCGTCTTGACAAGATGACCTCAAAGGAGGGCTACAAGGATGAGCGTATCTGGAAGCCTGGTATCGATAAGGCGGGTAATGGATACGCTGTAATTCGTTTCCTTCCAGAGATTGATGGCGAAGACACGCCGTTCGTGGCCGTTTACAGTCACACATTTAAGGGCAAGGGCGGTTGGTTCTATGAGAACTGCCCGACTACCATTGGCGAGAAGTGCCCTGTTTGTGCATCCAATACGGAACTCTGGAACAGTGGGATTGAAGATGATAAAAACGTTGCTCGTCAACGCAAGCGTAAGTTGACTTACATCTCCAACATTCTGGTTATTGAAGATCCGGCAAATCCAGAGAATAAAGGCAAGGTATTCCTTTATCAGTATGGTACAAAGATTTTTCAGAAGATTCAGAGCCTTGCTCATCCTGAGTTTCAAGATGAAGTTGCAGTCGATCCTTTCAACTTCTGGAGTGGTGCAGATTTCAAGATCAAGATTCGAAATGTTGGCGGCTATGTAAACTATGATCGCAGCGAATTTTCTTCTCCTGCTCCTCTTCTTGGTGGTGACGACAAGAAGCTTGAGGAGATCTGGAAGAAGCAGTATCCTCTCAAGCCGTTTGTAGATAAGAGCCAATTCAAGAGTTTTGATGAACTTCAGGCTCGACTCAAGAAGGCTGTTGGTGATGATATTCGTTCTCAGTTCACCGAATCAAAGAACATTGAGGATGATGTCGAAGAAACTGTTGTTGACAATGTGGAAGAAAAAGATCCACTTCAGTATTTCTCTGAAATGGATAACGACTGAGAAAAGCCCCGAAAGGGGCTTTTTTTATTTAAACCCAAATTGGAGCACTGGTAATTTTACTTAATCTATCGTTAAATACTAGATTAGTTAAAGTAAAAGTAGGTCTCTGTTCCGAAAGATCTTTTGAATTTGGCTGATTATTCATTTTGTTTGTTATATCTTCAGAAATTTTATTGACAGCTGGAATCAAGTTTTCATCAACCAAAGTTTGTAATTTTTCTGTTCTTTGAGCCAACAATAAATTTTTATCTCTTTCAATTATTGAAGTCTTATCTTCTACGTTCGGACTTATTTTTGGTTGTCCTTCAACCATTGGTTGATTTTGTGCGGACATTAAAATAGTTTCCGGGACTTCTATTTCAAGAAAACTGGATTTAACTTTTTCTGTGGATGATACAAAGTTTTCACTCTCAATAAGAGGATAAAGAATATTAGATTCAGCATCTACATTTATTTTTAAATCATTATCTGCCATATTGTTGTTCCATATCTCTTCTCTGTTGCATCAATTTTTCATTATAGTCTGCAACCAATTTTACGTATATTTCTCTTTCCCAAAAATACATTTTATCCAATTCATCTAAAGACCATTTACCAGAGTTTATTAAATTAAAATTGGTAACATAATAATCTCTTAAATCAAAAAACTTTAACGAAAGGTAAAAAAAGTTAGTCTACCAGACACCTCCACTTCTTTACCTTCTTCAAGTAAATTGACATAAAGTTCTGGGTGTTTTATTTTTTCTATTTCATTCAAAAATGAAAGTGGCAGATTATCCACCAATTCTTTAACTTCTTTAGAAACAAATTTTTCTAAATCATATACTTCATTTTTGAATGAAATGCTTTCAATTAAAGATTTGATGTAAGAAATGTTATCAGTTACATCTACATTCAATAATTTTTTTAAAGTGGGTGTTGTAACGGACAATTGAAGTTTTCCACATTCTATTACTTTATTTTTTACCAATGTATTTTTAAATTTAATGTTATTGATATTCACTTTTATTGGGTTACCATTTACAATCAAATTTAATTGTTCTTCCACACTTTTTGATCTTATTTGAAGAAATAGATACTCAGCATCAGCGAGACACAAATTTTCTATTTCTTTTAAATCACAATTTGTTTTTAAAACATCAATCAAACTTTTTATTGCTAAAGATGAATTGTTTTCTTGAAGTATTATTGATATGTTTTTTGCGTCTTTAACTCTAAATGGAGTAAATGATACTTTCTTTTTAGAAAAAGGAAGTTCGCAATCATACCAAGGCAGTACAGAATTTATTTTTTCTTTTAGATCGTTCATAATTGAGTATTAGTAAAATTGTGCACATAGTCACGGAAACCAAACAATACGCTGTATGTCATATAACTGTCGTTTTTTAACATTGTCATCATAACAGGTTGTGTTTCTACTGGAAACACTTCATAATAAGTTATACTGCTATTAATGTTTCCATTTGGATCTAATATGTTTATTACCATGCTAACATTTTTTATAGAATTATCGTAATATGGCAAAACGAATGGATTTCTTCCGTCGTTGTTGTTGTTCAGCCTACTAGCAAAAAAATAGTTAAACCAATCGTTGAAAAAGTTTAGTATGTAATTGTCATTTGTGACAGGAAATGTAATTAAAACTCCATTTCCCCCCGCCATCAACTGCTGACTTCTTGGAACAAATCTGCCAAAACCAAATCCACTTAAATTATCTTGAGCAAAATTTAAAGTTCTGGGGGCCATATCAACTTGTTGGGCCTGTATTTCAATTGTTCCATTATAAGATGGAACATTGAAAAAAGAAACGTTAAAACGATTTGTAAGCTGTAAGCCACCATGTCTATCAACGTAATCTTTTATTTGTTGAATTGAATTAAAGCTGCTCATTGGCAAAAATCTCTTTTTCTGTTATTATTTTGAATTCCATTCCGTGTTTGTCGCAGTAAGCCTTTGCAGCTTTCCATTTTGCTTGATTTATGACCCAAGTAATTTTTTCTTTCTTAGAAGCATTTTCTTTGAGATAAGTTTGTTTTTTTGGTTTTACTTCAATCATCCAAGATTTTTCTTTTGATCCATCTGTAAACTTTATCAAAAAGTCTGGAAAATAGTTGTGAACTTTTTGATCTATTGGGCTCATGTATGGTATTACAACTTCTTCAAATGACCATTTTTGAACACTTTGATTTTCATCACAAAATTTGCAAACATTTCTTTCCCATAATGAACGACAAGTTATTTTTGTGGCATCGCCAACATACTTTTCAACATTTTTTGGTTTAAAAGTTGTTCTGTAGGCCATATGAATATTTATCATAAATATTTAATATGGCTAGACTTTCCTACCAATATCCTAGCACATCTCCTTATATTGAAGAACAACCTCTTTGGGTAACTTTCTCTGCTTCTACTTATTCTTTGATTAATAGACAAAGAACTAGAGATGGTCTTTGGTCTAGAAGATTTGCCGAACTCACTTTGCCTATGCCAAAGGTTCCAGGATATTCTTTAAAACATGAATTTGGTGAAGGAACAAACCCGGTTGGCCCTGTTTTGTCAATGGGTGCTGTGGCAAACAGTGGTGGGTTCAAAAACTTCGATACTCTGTGGAATCGTATACTGGCCCCAGATGTCGCTGCAACAGAGTACATGTATTCCACATCTACTTATAGAAGATTTTCAAATATAAGTGAATATACAATGGTATCCGAAGCCAGAAGAGTTTATGCTTTTGATTACATTTTTGCACCAAAAAATAATGCAGACAGTATTCAAGTAGAACAAATAATTGGAACTTTTAGAAAATCTTCATATCCAAATGTTGCAAATGGTTTGCCTGAAAGAACTTATCCACAAAATTTGTGGACAATTTCAGTGAGCCCCGGATTCACTAACAATCCAAATCCAACTGGGCCTTTGACAAATCTTACGGCAAATTGGTTAGGGGAGCCTCTTCCATGTGTATTACAATCTATGGTAGTAAAAAAGAACGACGATAGCGATCCCGTTTTACGTTTACTTCCAAATGGTTTATCCAATGTAACATTACTTGGACTTGTATTTGTAGAATTTGAAACCGGATCTTATGATTACGATAGAAATCGTCTTCTTTCAAAATCAGAAGTTTCTTTTAATAGTTTTGGAACCAGTTCAACATAAAAATGAAATATTCAACCAATTTACCACCAAGAACATACACAACAACTATAGGAGATTTTGACATAATTGATCTCTGTAGTTATTATACTTTAGATGATACAAATTTTGAAAAAGTAAACATTTCTGTCGATAAAAGCCAAACTTTGGTGGAAGCAAGTTATACAAATTTTAGAGATGTTGATGCCATTTGGTTATTTTTGTTTGCAAATAAAAAAATAAATCCATTTACCTTAACAAAATTAGATGTTCCAACTGCTCTTGCAAAAGTTAAAAATTATCAAGATTTAGCAATTAATCAAGAATCTGGTCAAGATGCATTGGGAACAATTGGTGGTATTCTATTAGAAAAATCAAATAACAGTGGAGCAACTTGGGATTACGGTTCTACTGGCAATTTTAGTTTGACTGGTGGATTTGCGCTTATTGATACTGTAAATACATTTACCAAAGAGGTATCCATAAAGGAAACCAAATCAAATCTATCAATAGGTTTGAATGCTGGATATTTTATGTTAAATCGTGGA